AAGAAAAAATTTTCAAGATGGAAACTGACGATTGGAAGTTTGAAGGAAATAAACCCGCTATAATAGATTTTTATGCTGATTGGTGTGGACCTTGTAAAATGGTAGGACCAATTTTAGAAAATCTATATGAAGAATATAATAATAAAATAGATATTTATAAAGTAGATGTAGACACACAATATGAATTATCATCATTTTTTGGGATAAGAAGTATTCCTTCAATTTTATTTATACCTATGGAAGGACAACCAGAAATGGCTGTAGGTTCTCTTCCAAAAAATAAAATTGAATCATTAATACAAAGTAAATTATTAAAAGAAGCTGTAGCTTAAATAATTGTCCTCTAGTGTAACGGTAGCACACAGCCCTTTGGAGGCTAGAGTCAAGAGTTCGAATCTCTGGAGGACAACCGTGAGGCTCGAACCTAGATATATAATAAAAATATATTTATGGTTCGAGCCTTTAATTATTTTTATAAAACTGAGAATTTAATAAATGGAAAATTTTATTATGGAGTGCATTCTACAAATAACCTACATGATAATTATTTAGGATCAGGCACACGCTTGAATTATTCTATAAAAAAATATGGTAAGAAAAATTTTAAAAAACAAATATTGAAATTTTTTGAAACTTTTGGAGAAGCGTTGGATTATGAAAGCGAATTTGTTACTGAAAACTTAATTGAAGACCCTTCTTGTTATAATTTAATGGTCGGTGGTAAAGGAGGAAACAATGGAAAGGGAAAAGAATGGTACAAAATACACACATCAAATGCAGGAAAAAACTGCATGAAAAATAAATTGTATCGAGATGAATGGGCAAAAAAACAAAGTGAAAAATGGAAAAATCCAGATACTCATCCCATAAGTAGAGGATTTTTAAACAAAAAACATTCTAAAAAAACAAAAGAAGAAATAGGAATAAAAAGCTCTATATATCAAAAAGGAGAAAAAAATTCTCAATATGGAACTTGTTGGATAACCAATCATATAATAAATAAAAAAATTAAAAAAAATGATCCTATACCAATTGGTTGGGAATTAGGTCGAAAATTAAAATAAATTGTTATGTTATGAGATCGTGTGTTTGTTCTTTGCCTGATATGTATGGGCCTGAAGTTTGTAAGCGTTGTTCAAATGCTTTAGAGGATAGCTATCCTTGGGATAATCCTACAACTACTCCAATGCAGTTGCAGCCAAAAACAAAAAACATTAAACGAATAACTAGAACAATCGACAAATATGATGCTGAAGGAAAACTAATTGGAAGAGAGGTTATTACTGAAGAAGTAGAAGATGTTGAAAAACAAGTATGGGAACCATTAACTTGGACATCTGGAACTATAGTGATTACTTCAACCGATAAACCAGTAGAAATAACTGGAAATACTGTTACTTATAAAAATGATAATCCGTTCACGTTAACGAATTCTTCTGCACTAAGTAACACTTGTTTGGTAAATTGAATTTTATATATAAATAAAATTTAACAAAAATTTAACAGCAAATATTTTTTTAGATTAAAAACTGATGTTATATTTGCTAATATAAAATTAGTTGTAGTAAGACTAAGAGATACTTCGAATCAGGTTAAGATCAAAAAAGAGCTCTGGTCAATTTTCTCAACAAAATTTTAGTTCTTTAAGGTATTATTAGTTGTAGTGAGAGACGGGATTACTTCGTACAATGTGCAAAATTGAAACTGAAATCATATCCCTCTCGGTTTTCTCAACAAATTTTTTATATGCTTACTTTCAAAGCCTGAGAAAACCATTGTGTCTTCTCAGGCTTTTTTATTTTAAAGTGCTCGCTGCACCAACACAATACATAAGAACATATAGTAACTAATTTGTTTAGTGACTAATTTTTGTAACTTAATATTAATAATATGATAGTAGAAACTGTTTTGTCACCGATTAAAAATGAAATTAAAGACGCTGCTAAAGCATCTTTTTGGACGGAGTGTTATCATGAAGATGAGGTAACTCCTCAAATGTTAAAAAATGGAAAAGATTGGTATCGTTACCAAGTTAAGTTTGATGGAACGAAACCAGTTCAAATAACAAAAACAGAAAAAATATCTGGATAAATTTAAAATTTTCTTAGTATAAACTATAGTAATTAAAGAAAGGAGGACAATTATGTCTAAGTACAATGTTAAGAGAGAACCTGTGGTTAAGGAAACCACAACTCATGAAGGAGGACAGGGATTTACCCAGCGCCCAGAAGCCGAACTTATCGGAATTCTTTCAACTGGAATTCAGAACACCTTCTACGAAAAGGAATCTGAACGTGAAACTCGTCTAAAGGCGCTTGTTGACAAGCTCTCAAAGACTAATAAGCTATTCGTGGCTAAGGCCCTTGTATACGCTCGTAGCGTATTTGGCCAGAGAACTGTAACTCACCTTGGTGCTGTAGACCTTCTACCACATCTTTCAGGAGATGAGCTTGGTAAGAGATTCTTCACTAAGCGTGACCGTAAGGCAAACCGTGGAGGTATTGTTTATCGTCTTGATGACATGGCCGAAATTCTTGCTTGCTACATGGCAAAGAACAAGATTAAGGTTGAAGACAAGTGGACTATGCCTAGAGCTATGAAGCTTGGATTCAAGGCTGCTATCGAAGACGCCGATACATATGAACTTGCAAAGTACCAGCTTAAGGGAAATGCAGTCAGCCTTGTTGACATCGTTAACCTTGTTCACCCTGTTCCTTCAAAGAGAAACGGAACAATCAAGGTTTCACTTGATGAATTCAAGAAGGCTATAGCCGGAACTAAGTTTGAAAAGGAATATGACTTTTCACAGCTAAAGGCTGATGAAACCGTTATGGAAATTCCTGCTCTTCGTGCTCTTGTTCTTGGAATTCTAAAGCAGTTCAACACTGTTGAAGACAAGAACACTGATGCTGGACAGGAAGTGGCTGAACTTGTTAAGTCAGGTGAAGTTACTAAGGAAGAAGCTGAAAAGCTCCTTGTTGAAAAGAAGACTGAAAACTACGAAGAACTTATCAAGACCAAGAAGATTGGTTACCTTGCTCTTCTTCGTAACCTTAGAAACATAATCAAGACTGATAATTCAGAACTTCTTGATATGGCTTGTGAACTACTTGTGAACAAGGATTTCATCCGTAAGTCACTTGTGTGGCCACACCAAATAGATTTATGTAACGAAGTTCTTCAGAGCGAATTTCGTCCAACACAGTTGGGAAAAGTACTAATAGCTCTTAATACTGCGTATGAACGTTCAATTCCTAACTTAAAAGAACTTATGCCTGAACGTAAAACAGCCGTAGTATATGATTCGTCTGGATCTATGTCAACACAGATTTCTTTAGAAGAACACAAAAGAGGTATCGCTAGTGCACTTGATAAGGCAGCATTAATTGGTGCAACTTTTGCAAAAGGTTTAAACGCAGATGTTTATACATTCGCAAATTCATGCCGTATGTGTACATTTAATCCTACTGACAGTGTTAACACTATAAAGAAATCAATACTTAGTAGCGCTATGCACGGTGGAACTGTATGGGGTACTATTTTTCCTGAACTCTTAAGACAAGGAGGATATGAAAGAATTATTATCATTTCAGACGAACAATCACATGATAATGCTCTTAACTCATACAAGGAATATTGCAATAAATATGGTACTCCATATCTTTACATTGTTAATATTTGTGGATACGGGCCTACTGTTAATATTAAAGAAAATGATAAAACTTATCGTTTATTTGGATATACACAAGATATTTACATGAAAGCAACAACTGCCGAAATAAATATTGATCAAGTTATCGAACAAATTAATAAAATTGAAATTTAAAAAGAGGGGTTAATTCCCCTCTTTATTTTTGCAATTTTCGAAGTGATAATGTTTCATACCAGCAATGCCACCAATTTTATTACAATACGGGCATTGCACTTGGATTTGTTTTTTTCCTTTTTTTGTATTAGACATTTTTAATAAAGATTCTTTTTTATGATGTTTTGAAAACATAGGATTTTTTTCTCCTTTATGAGAAATATTTTTTAATTTTTGAATAGTTTCTTCTTTATAAATTTTTGTTTTGCCCTTATTCCAAGGGTCTTTTCCTTTTCTTGCATTACTTTGTTTTCTTTTAGCTTCTTCGGTGTGTTTTTTATTAAACATTCCATTTTTATTTCCTTTTCGGGATTTACTCATTTTTTCTTTAGTTTCTTCAGAAAAACATCCAACAAAACCTACGCCTCCAATTGGACTTAAATTATAGCCATTAGGATATAGTGTATTATATTCTTGAATATATTTTTCCTGCGCATTAAAAGCTTCTTCTTTAGTATTAAAAAATTCAAGTATTTCACGTTTAAAGTTTTGTAATCCATATTCATTAAGTGCATTTTGGAAATAAGGGCGTCCACTTCCTAAATAATTATCATTTAAATTATTAGTTGAGTGATCACCTATATACTGCTTTCCGTTTAACAAATTAGTTGTAATGTAAACAAAATAATACTTTTTTTCCATTAGCGCTTTTATTTATATATTCATAAGAACTTGCTCTTGAAGTGATGTATAAAAATTTAACAAATATTTAACAAAACATATTTCTTTATTTCAGATATAATTATTATATTTGTTCAACTATTTAATTAAATTTTATTAACAAAAAATTTCAAGAAATGAAAAAAATTTTATTATTCTTAGGGATCACTTTATTAATATCATGCAACCCTAATAAAGATTATATAAATCTTATTAAAAATTATGAAAGTACAATTTCAGATGAAGTAAAAATGGATCTTAAATTTAAATGTTTAGATTTTAAAATAATAGATGAAATCACTGGTTTAGATTCTGCAGAGATTTATGAAAAAAATATCTTAATTGAATATAGTGCCGACGTTGCGTCTAATTATGATCCTATTGAAGGTTTTACAGGATATATCGGCTATAATAAAATTCGAAAATATTATGGTCAGCCGGCACTTGATACTATAGAGTTTAAAAAGTGTATCGCATATTTAGATTCTATAAAGCCCTTAATGAAAAAAAATCTAAATGATTTTGAAGCATATGAAAGAAAAGAAGAAGCATTAAAAGAAAGAGACTTTTTATTGTGGTATGATATTTATAAAAATAGTAAAACATCCATGTATGTAATAATATTTAAAAATTATTTAAAGTCTATTGATACATTGAAATCAATGTTAGACAAATATCAATATTATCTAAATAATAAAGATTATGTATATGTTAGAGAAGTAGAATGTAGATTTACGAAAATAAACCCATTTTTAAAACAAAAACAAGAAATTACAAGAAAATATTATATAGACAAAAATAATAACCTTAAAACTGTAAATAGCGATAATGAAAATCTAAAAGGTTTATTAGATACTGTGTTAAATTGATTGAAATCTAATACTCGAAAGGGCGCATTTTGAAATAAAGGAATTGAAGGGAAGAAGAAATTCTTCCCTTTGTTATTTTTATAAAAAAATTAACACTTTTTTGAACACCGTATCATATTTTTTATTATATTTGTATTAATCTATAAAATATGATGAAACGATTTTTTCTTAAAACAGCTTACTTACTTGGTCAGGAATCCAAGTGCGTATCTAAACAGGTAGGATGTGTTATCGCAAAAGATAAACGCATCATATCAACTGGCATAAACGGAACACCTCCCGGTTATAAGAATTGTTGCGACCAATTTCCTGATTACAATCCTGAAACAGATAGAGAAAAACATCACGCATGGTCAAGAATCTATGAAGTTCATGCCGAAATGAACGCTATAGCTTTTGCAGCTAAAAACGACATAGGCATTGAAGGCGCTGAACTTTATACGATTCTTCAACCATGCGATGAGTGCCTTAAGAACATTATAGCTGCAGGAATAAAAAAGATTTATTACGTTGTACCTTATGACAAAGCAACTTTGAATAATGAGCTTTGGTGTAAAATTACAAACGAAATGGTTATAGACCCGATATTAAACAAATGGCTTAAAAAACAAGAATCATGAATTACGAACTAGTAGTCTCAAAAATACGAGAGCAATTAAAAAAATATATACAGGTACATGATATTAAAGCGCTTGTTCTTGGAGTCTCCGGAGGAATGGATAGTTGCGTATGCGCTGCTCTTGCGAAACCTGTTTGTGATGAATTGGAAATTCCACTTTATGGAAGAAGCATTCCAATATCTGGAAACAAAGAAGAAGAAAAAGACAGAGCATTTGAAATAGGTACAAATTTTTGCCATGATTTTGATGAAGTTTATTTATTGGATGAAGATTTTCAGAGTATATGGAGTCATTTAGATATTGAAGGTTGGGATGTTGAAGATGAAGAGTC